GGTGGATCGTGTACTTTCAATCTTGGAATCTACACTTCTGCTGGAGTAGTAAAAGACGAAGATGTATTTGCAACTGCCGTAGCTGACGCTGGGGCAATGGCAGATGTTCGTTTTGAAGCTGCTAACATCAACACTGCTGGGCAAAAACTTCACGAATTGGCTGGAGATACAACAGATCCAGGTGGATATTACTATGTGGCTGCAACTATGCAAGCTGCGGGTGGTACTGCTGGTGATATGTCGTTCAACATCAATTACGTTGTTAACTAAGCACTAAGCAAACTATGGGGGTAGTCGTTATGGCTACCCTCATACATTAAGAGATATTTTATATGACATCACAAGTTGACATAGCCAACGGAGCTTTAAATCAAATTGGAGCTTCAACTATTATAAGTCTGTCTGATGACAGCAAAAATGCACGCATGATTAATCAACGATATGACATGGTAAGAGACCGTGTGTTTCGTGAACATCCATGGAATTGTTTATTAAAACGTGCAACAATTGCAGCAGACACGGCAACACCTGAGTATGAATATTCATACCAGTACACATTGCCAGCTGATTGTATTCGATTGTTAAAAACATTTGAAATGCAAGATGATGTTGATTTTAAAGTCGAAGGCAGAAAAATTGTTTCTGATGCTGAGACTATGAAGATTTTATATGTGGCAAGAATTACAGACACCACACAATACGACACAAGTTTAATTGAAACACTAACAGCTGCACTAGCAGCAGATATTGCTTATGGCATAACTGGATCAACAACAATGATTCAGATTATGGAAGAACGATATAAAGAAAAATTAAAAGATGCTCGATTTGCAGATGCTACCGAAGGTATGCCAGACGAATTGGACTCTGATTATCCGTTTATTGCATCGAGGTTTTAATGGCTAGATCTGCCTACCCTTACACCAGTTTTACTGGTGGAGAACTGTCTAAAGATTTGGATGGTCGAATTGATTTAGAAAAGTACAAAGTAGGATGTAAGACAATTGAGAATATGATTGTCTATCCTCACGGAGTAGCATCAAGACGACCAGGCACAAAGTTTATTGCCGAAGCCAAACGTGGAACTAATGGTACAGCTCACAGACTTATACCGTTTGAGTTTTCAACGACACAAACATATATGCTTGAGTTTGGTGATGAGTATGTACGTTTTTTTAAAGACAACGGCATCATTACAAAAACTGGTTTAAACATATCAGCTATTACCAAAGCCAATCCAGGTGTAGTGACATCAGCTACTCACGGACTAACAGCTGGTGACTATGTTATATTAGATGGCATAGTTGGCATGACAGAATTAAATGGCCGACAATTTAGGGTTGGCACAGTTGGATCATCAACTACATTTCAACTATTAAATACTGACGGAACTAATTTTAATACAACATCATTAACAACGTATGCATCAGGAGGTGTAGTTTATCCAATTTATCAAATAACATCACCTTATCCATTTAGTGTGTTGCCTGATCTTAAATTTGCACAATCAGCCGATGTTATGTATATCACACATCCATCGTATGCTATTCGTAAACTATCAAGAACTGCCCATACTTCATGGACATTTTCAACACCAACATTAACAACTGGAACTGATTTTATTGTATCAGCTATCACACAAGCTAATCCTGGAGTTGTATCTACAATATTAAATAATGGTTTAGTCAAAGGTGATTTTATAACTTTTACTGGTATTGGAGGTATGACAAACATAAATGGTGTTGTTCATAAAGTAGGAGAGTTAAAAAATAAAATTACAATTAGTGGAATTACTAAAGCTAACCCTGGAGTAGTAACTACATCAGCAGCTCATGGATTGATAGCTGGTGATAGTTTTGATATTACAGATGTTGTTGGTATGACACAATTAAATGGTAATTCATTTAAAGTTGGAACAGTGCCATCTACAACTACATTTCAATTGCAAAACGGCAATGGTATTAATATTGATACAACTGATTACACAACATTTGTTTCAGGTACATTAACTGGGCCAGATCAACATTTTGTATTGCAAGATAAAGATGGTACAGACATTGACACATCAAGTTATAGTTCATTTAGTGGATCAACAGGTACAGTTACAAAACTAAACAACCCAGTATTAAACTTAGGCACAAACAACTATCCATCGTGTGTGTCATTTTTTGAACAACGATTGGTCTTTGCAAACACGAATAACAATCCACAGACAATATGGTTTTCACAGTCTGGTGATTACGAAAACTTTACAGAAGGCACAGATCCAGATGATGCAATGAACTTTACCATTGCTAGTAACAAAGTTAATGCCATACGTTATTTAGCTGCATCACGATCATTATTAATTGGTACAACGGGTGCAGAATTTTTAGTAACAGGATCAGATAGTGTTAATGGACTATCCCCTACTAACATTAATATTCGTAAACAATCTGCATACGGCAGTGCCAACAAAGATGCTATTACAGTTGGCAACCTTGTGTTGTTTATACACCGTGCCAAACGTAAGATACGAGAACTAACATATAACTATGATAGTGATAATTACATTGCACCTGATCTTACGGTATTAGCCGATCACATAACTGATAGCCTGGTTACTGACTTTGCTTACCAACAAGAGCCAGCATCTATATTGTGGGTAGTACGAACTGATGGTGTGTTAGCTGGATTAACATATCAACGAACTGAAAATGTTATAGCCTGGCATAGACATATTTTAGGAGGCATGGCTGATACTGGTAAACAATCAGTAACTAAAAAAATACCTTTAACAGTTTCTACTTCAACAGTAAGTGTAGGTGACAATGCAATAACAAAAGCATCTCATGGTTTATCTACGGGTGATGTTGTTAGTTATTATGCAGACTCAGATCCTATTGGTGGATTAAGACAAGATCTGTTTTATTATATTATTGCTGTTGATTCCAATGTGATCCAATTTGCAACAACAGAAGCAAATGCAACTGCTGGTACTGCTGTTGATTTATTATCAGTTGTTTCAGGTAAATCTGTAACACATTATTTATATAAAGAAGTAAACGTAAGAACAAGCACGTTTTGGTCAGCTGCACATGGTTTTGGTGATGGAGATATAATATCTTATACAGCAGAATTGATTGCTGATAAATTTACTGGATTAGAAATAGAAAATCCATACATGACAATAACAGTTGATGGTAATTCTTTTAAATTAATTCATCAATATGATTTTGAAGATTTTAAAAAATCAGGATTAAATTATATTAATACTAACTATGTTGCCGTAGGAACAGTCAGTACGACATCAACAACTCATAAATGGTTAACTAACGCAAAAGTAAAAACCATTGCAACTATACCAACTGATAATGCAGAAGATGAGTTGTATATGATTGTTGAACGATATGTAAATGGTGCAACTGTTAATTATGTTGAATTTATGACACCGTTTGATTATGGAAACAGTCAAGAAGATGCATTTTATGTTGACAGTGGATTAACGTATTCTGGTGGTAAGACAACATCTATAACTGGATTACATCATTTAGAAGGTGCATTAGTTAATGTATTGGCAGATGGTGCAACACATACAAATGAAACAGTATCATCTAGTGGAATTACACTAAACAATTTAGCAGAAAAAGTGCATGTAGGATTTAATTATAAGTCTGTATTGCAAACCATGAGAATAGAATCAGGTGCAGATGATGGCACAGCTCAAGGAAAAATAAAACGTATTCATGGTGTAACAGTTAGATTAAATGATTCACTTGGATGTAAAGTAGGCCCAGATTTAAAAAACTTAGAAACAATACCATTTCGTAATTCATCACTACCAATCTCATCTCCTATCCCATTGTTTACGGGTGATAAGGATGTTGAGTTTAGAGGTGATTATGAAAAAGATGGACATGTGGTTGTCGTGCAAGATCAACCATTACCATTGAACTTAGTAGCATTGTTTCCAAGACTAAATACATTTGATGCATAATTATAGAATTGAACCATTTCAATCAGCACATGCTGATAAAATTATTTCAATTGGTGAATTTGAAAATTCATCAGTAGATTATCCAACAGATGCACTTGAAACAAAAGATGCATGGACAGGTTTTCATAATGATCAACCAATCGTTTGTGGTGGCATCAACCCTATATGGGAAGGTGTTGCTGACGTTTGGATTATTATGAAAAAAGGTTCAAACAAACATAAATTTTTTATGCTGAAAAACATAAAAGAAAAATTTGAAGAAACAATAACAAAACGTAATTATCATCGTGTCCAGGCAGTAGTTCGATCTGATTTTACTCACGGACTACGATTTGCTAAATGGTTTAACATGACATCAGAAGGTGTAATGAAAAAATATGGACCAGATGGCAAAGATTACATCATGGTAGCAAGGATTAAATAACATGGCAGCAGCAACAGTGATGGCATTTTCTCAGATACAAGCTGGGAGACAAGCACAACGAGTAGCAAACTACAATGCACAGCTTTATGAAATGGATGCAGTTAATGCAGAAAATGAGGCCATTGTCGTACAGCAAAAAGCACAATTAGAAAAAACAAGATTGAGAGATCAATTTGAAGGTGTCCAAGGTGATGTCCGAGTTGGTTTTGCTGGAGGTGGTGTCGATCTTGGATCAGGAACTGTATTAGAAATATTAGAACAAAACCAAGAACAATTTGAAATAGATGAAAATTTAATTCAATACAATGCAAACATAGAAAAAGCTAATTTACAAAATCAAGCTGGCCGTTCACGATTTCAAGGTGCAGCCTCTATACAACGTGGCAAGTATGCTAAATATGGATCAAGGCTTGGAGCAGCTTCTACCTTGCTTGGTGCTGCTTCAACTGCTGGAATGATAGGATAAAACATGGTTATAAAATTATATAAATCTGAAGTTAATGTTTCAAAAGAACAATCGTCTGTAACTACTGCTAAATTAGAAGGAGATTTTGGACAAGGTGTGTTTCGAAGTCAACAACAATTATTAAATACAACAATGCAGATTGAACAACGACACCGATCAATGCAAGAAGATAAAGATGTTATTGAACAAACAACTAAATACAATGAGGATCTTAATGAAATTGTTGTTAATCATAATAAATTAAATAATTATGATGAAGGTATAATGTCGTATGAAACGGCTACTAATGAATTATTAACAAACACAACTGCAAATATAAAAAACAATAATGTAAAAAGACGTGTTGAAGAACACGCATTAAGACACAACAGTGCATATAAAATTGATATTGGTAAAAATATTAGAACGAACAATACTAAAATATTTAAAGATTCATTAGAACTTAAAAAGAATGAGTCATTTAATACAATATTAACTAGCAATCCAGCATTGCAAACTCAAATGCGTGATGAATTATTTATTGGACCAAATAGTTTATACAACCAAGAATTAAATGCTGGAACTTTAGAAGCTGGGGTAACTGAAGAAACATACAATCAAGCACTAGAAAATGATTACGAGAAAGCAGAAGCTCAGTATTTAATATCAACTAATGTTAGTGAATTTACGAAAAGAGATAAAGAAGGAGCATATAATAATTTAGATAATGCAGTTTATGCTGGACTAAAAATTGCTGAAACTAATGCCGTAAATTCTGCAAACACTGCAAAAAAAACAAATTATACAGATCAAAAAACTGTTTTAAAAGAAGCAACAAAAGAAATATTAGATGTTAATGCAGAAGGTTATCAATTTGATCCTGAAATACAAAATACTGTTTTAGAAAATGCAAGAAATTTACATGAATTAATTTTATCAGATCCTGATAAACTTGTAAGTGGCCTTGAAGGAACAATACAAAGTTTAGAAGAAATAGGATTTGTAAATGAATATATGGCATCAGAAAATTTAAAAAATAGACCTACTGATGTAGTAGAAGCATATAAAAATAGTATTGAAGAAGAATTACAAAAAACAAGTGGTACTAAAAATTTTAATCCTAATTTAATTCCAATAAAAGACGCAATTGATAGTATTTTAGAACACAGAGAAACTAACAAAGACAATTTATTAACATGGGGTAAATCAAAAACTGAATTTATAGAACCTTTAAACATTGATGAAGGTGTAATTATAGATGATCAAACTGCCTTAAATAGAAAAAAAACAGCACTTTCTATTGCTGAACGATTAGATGAAATTCCACAATTTTTTACACCTCAAGAAAGAACAGAAGCTATTAAAGTTGCCTCAAGTGGAAGTAAAGCAGCAATACAAAATTTAATAAACAATGTTATAAAAGTTTCTGGGCCAGATAATGCACCATTAGCATTTCAAGAATTATCTGTTGATGGCTTAGATAGTGGTGTAGCTCACATTGGTACATTACAAGCACGAAATGGTGGTGATTATTCTCGTGATTTAGATAATGCATTAGATGCAATTGTTTTAATCAATAACGAAAATACAAAAGATAAATTTAAATTATTTAATCCAAAAACTCAAATATCTAATGTAGATACAGCATTAGCAATTACTACAAAAGAATATTTAGATGTATATTCTGATAATACATTTTCTGACGATATAACTTTGTATAATCAATTATATGACAGTGCTGAATATATTTTTTATGGAAAAATTTTATCAAATCCATCATTAATGAATTTAGATTCTATTGATGAACCTTCTGATAATAATGATGTTGTTAAATTATGGAAAGAAAGTTTAAATCAAGCATCTGGTTTTCACAACAATAAAGGTGGATTAGGTGAATATAATAACGAACAAATTATTTTACCATCTTGGATGCCTAATACTTTAAATCCTGATGATACAAACGCAAATTTAGGAAGTCTTTTATCTGATGTAATGACAGATGAATTGTTTGAAAAAGCAACTATGAAAGAAGTTATAGATTTAGATGAAAATGGTAAAGAAACAATAAAATTGATGACAAACAGAATGGTTGAACATTTATCACAAAACGAACAAGAAACAAGTGATGCGTCTAAATTTATAAAAAGAGAAATACCAGCCAATGAAATGTTTGGTGTTGAAGAAATTGGTTTGTATCAAATAGATGATGGCAAATATATTATGACATGGGGTCCTCCTATTTCAGCAACTGAAGGATATACAAACAGTGAAGGTCAATTAGTAGTTTTAGATTTAAATAAAATAAAACCTGAATTAATTAAAAATTTAGACAAAGAAGAAAAAAGAGCAAAAGTACAAAAAAAGATTGATAATTTACCAAACTTAACTTTGATGTCTATAAGTGGAAGAAATTAATGAGTGGATTTTTAAAAAGCAATGTAAACCCCTATGCTTTGAAACCAGCATTGTTGTCACCAAAAGGTTATGGTGAAGTTGTTTATCAAAACAGGGATAATCATTTTAATTGGCATCAAACAGTTGGTGTAGCTGTTAATGAAGCAATGATGGATGCTAATTATATAGATAGTTTTCAAGAACTTTTTCCTGATTCTAAAATAACTAATCCTTTTGATACTGATAGTTATATGGACAGTCCATTTGTTACTCCAAATTTAGCCATGTCTAAAGTAGGAGCAGATGTAAGTAAAAAATATGTTA